TGGGAGCACGTAGATGATATGTTTAAAAAAGGAGATGAATTTGAAATAGCCTTTAATCAAAGAGCAGATACTGAAAAAATTTGGAATGACATTAGAAAGGCTCAAAAAGAACATAAAGCTGTTAAGGCAATGAATATTGGTTGGATGTCAAATGAATTTCATGATGCTATCATTTCAGTTAAAGATGGAAATTACCCAGGTTTGACATATCTTTTTAAAGCATTAGATAAACATTATGGTAAATTCGGCGCAGCGATGGGTTGGAGATAAACACCAAATAAACTTACTACAAAGGGCTAAATGAAACATTTGGCCCTTTTTTCATATAATAAAGTAAAATATACAAATAATGCCTAGAAAAAAGAATTATTTAAACAACAAAGACCTTAGAGAGCAAATAATAATTTCTTTAGAACAAGATGAATTAACTAGAGAAGCTCAAAAAATGCTACAATTATTGGCTGAAAAAACAATTAATAAATTAAGATATGCTAATGAGGATGATAGAAAGGATTGCCTTCAATTCGCTCTTTTAGACCTTTTAAAATATTGGAGAGGTTACAAGCCTCAATACCCAAATGCATTTGCATATTATACTGAAATAGCAAAAAGAGGTTATGCAAAAGGATGGAATAAACTTCATCCCCACAAATATAAAGGAACGCTTTCAATGGATAGAATTAATTCTAATGATAGCGATTCAGGAAATTCAGGAATGTTTAATATTTAAAATGTCCATAAAAAATAATAAGCCTTCTGGCAATTCCAACTGGAATCAGGGTTATTATAACCCTGTATATCCCCAAAAATACACTGGAAAAGGACCTATTATATATAGAAGCTCATGGGAGTTAAAATTTATGAAAATGTGCGATAATAGAGAAGATATTGTACTATGGTCAAGTGAACCGGTAGAAATAAAATATTGGAGTTCGCTTGACAATAAAGAACATTCATATTTTCCAGATTTTTATATCAAAGTTAAAAAAGATGAAAGTTTTGAAGAAACTTTGATAGAAATTAAACCAGAAGAGCAAATAAAAAAACCACAACCACCTACAAAAAATAGTAAACAAGCTCTTAAAAACTATAAATTTCTTGCAGAGCAGTTCATAAAAAATAGAGATAAATATAAATATGCACAAGAATGGGCAAAGTCAAGAGGCTGGAGATTTGTAGTCATGACAGAAAAAAGTCTTAAATAATGGGTCAAGTTAGAAACGATATAAAAAAACTAATTAAAGAAAATGGAAGTTTAGCTAAGGCTTCTTCTGCTTCTCAAGATTGGTTTGATGCTGGTAAAAAATCTGTAAATGAAAAAGGTGCAAGTTTTACCTCTAAAAGGTTTTTTCCAGGAAAAATATACATTTTTAGATATACGCCTTTAAATTCAAAAAATCTACCATGGTTTGATAAAAACCCAGTAGTTTTAGCTTTAGACCCTGCAGGTGCAAATGATGTTGGAATAAATTTAAACCTTTTACCAAAAGATGTAAAAGAAAATTTATTAGATAAGGTATATAGTATGTTTGAGGCAGAAATTAAAAGTAATTCAGTAGGAGGTGCAGCAAATAACGTTAAAAGACAAAAGCATCTATCAATGACTTGGGAAAATATGAAAGGTTTTTTAAAAGGACCTGGATATGATTTTGCGTTAAGGCAATACATTGTTGGTAGAAAGTCTGCACAGGCATTTGTTAGTTATGAAAACTGGGCAAAAATAGTATTATGTGATTTTGCAGATTTGCAAGGAACTTCGTATGCTGAATTAGAAAGGCTTTTTAAAAAGAAATAGAATAAAAAGAATATATAAATTGAAAAAGTATTAAAAATTATGGCAGGTTTTGCAGATAAGGACCCTAGAAATGGGCCTTTTAGTACAGGTAAAAGACCATTTAGTCTAAGTAATACACTAAAAAGATTATCTTCATTTGGTATGAGATATGATGATTTAGTACTTAGGCAATCACAGGCTATTGGTCCTTTAGAAGATAAATTCGGATATGGCGACATTAACCCTATGGGTATTGACGATGATAATATGTATGCGGCATTTGCTGCATTATCAATGGCCGATACAACAATGCGAAAAAATGTACCTTTTTTCGATCAGCAATATGTTGTAAAAAGAGAAGAACTTAGAAGATTTTCAGTAAATGATGAAATTGAAGATATTTTAGATATTCTTTGTGATGAAACAATAGTATATGATAATAAAAATTTCTTTGGTTCTCCTGAAATATTAGGAGTTGAGGTTTCTGATGGAATTCAAAAAGACTTAAATAGATATTTTAGACAAATATATCATGCATTTGGATTTAATTCAGATCAATCTGCTTGGTACTACTTTAGGAAATGGTTAATTGACGGATATCTTGCATTTGAAATTATTTATTCACCAGATCAATCAGAAATTATAGGTTTTAAAGAATTAGACCCAGTAAGTTTAATTCCTGGATATAATAAAGATGATGGTAAAAAAGTTTGGATTCAATTTAAGGATGACCCTGTAAAAGAAAGAACTCTTTATGATTCTCAAGTAATTTATCTTTCTTATTCTTCAATAACTACAGCCTCTAGAGTATCTTATGTTGAAAGATTAACAAGGTCATTTAACTTATTAAGAATTATGGAGCACACCAGGGTAATTTGGGCTGTTACTAATAGTTCATATAGAATGAAATTTGTAATACCTGTAGGTGGTAAATCTAAGACTAGAGCAAAACAATCTTTAGCACAACTTATGAATTCGTATAAAGAAGTTGTTGATTTTGATTGGGAATCTGCTTCAATGCAAACAAATGGACAGCCAATGTTACAATTTAATAAAGAGTATTGGTTACCAAGTAAAGACGGAGATAGTCCAGAAATAGAAACATTAGATAGTTCAGGTCCGGACCTTTCAGACACAGAAGCATTAAAATATTTTAGTGATAAATTAAAACACGTTTCTAAAATACCATATTCAAGATTTTTATATGAAGATGGAGGTGGAGACTTTAATCTTGCTGCAGATGGAATGATTAGAGATGAAATAAAATTCAGTAAATTTGTTAAGAGACTTAGAGCAGCTTTCCAAGAAATTTTAGTTAAGCCTCTTTATTTACAAATGTGCATTAAATATAAAGACCTTTCTGAAGACCCACAATTTAAAACTCAAGTGGCTTTAAGATATTATAAAGATAATGATTTTGCAGCATTAAAAGAAATGGAAATCATGGAACGTAGATTAGACTTCGTTTCAACAATGAGAGATTCATTGATGACAACAAATCAAGAAACTATGGAAGAAGAATACTACTTTGATATGGAGTTCTTAGTTGATAGATATCTGCAGCTTAGCCCAGATGATATTGCAGCAAATGCAGCGGCTAAAGCTAAGGAAGAAAGAGAAAAAGAAGAAGCACCTGAGCCAGAAGACCCAATGGCAATGTAAAAAAAAGATATATAAAACATGAAAATACAAAGAATAACATCGTACGAACAATTTTCAAGAGTTTTCGGTCCTATAAGTGAGGAAAAGAAAGAATCTTTATCTTCTATTAAAGCAGGTGATGAAAGTAAAGTTGAAGTATCAGATCAAAAAACTTCAGATGGTAAAATTATTTCTGCACAGGAGATTCTAGGTCAAATAATTGCTTCTGAAACAGAAGGAGATTTTAAAAAATATTTTTATGATAAGTATGGAACTACTAAATTCGATACTGAGACAATGGGACAAATGGTAACAACTTACCAGGAATATAATAAAGAACTTGCAGCTGAAGAAAAGGAAGAAGAAAAGGAAGGCGGTGAAGGTGAAGGAGGTGAAGAAGATCCACTTGCAGGACTAGATGTTTAAAAAATAAAATTTTATTAAAGATATATACAAAAAATAAGAAACAAAAATGGATAAACTTATCGACAAGACAAGCAATTTTGATTTGTTAATAGTAGAGAAGTCCTCATCAATTTTAACAAAATCTGGTGATGACAAAGACTATGTTTTAGAAGGTACTTTTGGAGAGATTGATGTTAAGAATAAAAACAACAGAATTTATACAGAAGGAGAATATTTACCACAAATTGAATCATTGCAAAATAAAATTAACTCTTCTAAGTTATTAGGAGAATTAGACCATCCTCAGCAATTTGATATATCTTTAAAAAACGTATCGCATATTATTGAAGAATTAAGATATGATAAAGAAAATAAAAAAGTAAAAGGTAAAATCAGACTACTTGATACCGACGCAGGAAGACAAGCTAAGGCTTTAGTAGACGCTGGTGTACCTTTACACATTAGCTCTAGGGCAGCAGGTGAAGTATCAGAAGGAGGTAAAGTAAAAATAAAGCAATTATTTACTTATGACCTCGTTGCAGACCCTGGTTTTCAAAATGCAGAATTAACAAGAGTAAATGAATCTTATGGATATTCAAATGACGAAAACTTATTTATTTACGAGTTATTTAAAAGAAAAGAAGAAAATAAAAACCAAAACATAATAGAAAATAAAAACAAAAAAGAAATGGAAGAATTTGTAAAAACAGATGATTTCAACAACTACACAAAGTATCTTGCTGAGCAGATCAAAGGTTTAAAATCGGTTATTTCTGAATTATCAGAAAAAACAAATAATGGTTCGGATGAAACAAATGAAACTATTGAAAATGTAACAGCACATAACGACAGTATTGTTGAACAATTAAACAATTTAACAGAGTACGTTAAATATGTTGCAGAAAAAACAGACCAAAACATCTCATACACTGAGCATGTTGCAGAAAAAACAGACCAAAGTATTCAATATGCTGAGTACGTTGCGGAAAAAGTAGACCAAGGAATCGGATACACTGAACACGTAGCAGAATCTTTAACATCTTTAAAAGAGTATGCAAACTACGTTGCAACATCTTACAACGAAGGTGCTGAAACAACAGAAAAATTAATAGAGTATGTTGAGTATTTAAGAGGTAATGTACAAAATATCAGTGAATATGCTAATTATATTGCTGAATCTATCAACGAAAATCTAGTAATAGAAGGCGATGATGAAACAGCAAAAGAATTCGATGAATCAGATGAAGATAACGAATTAGAAAAAGTAGGAGATAACTCTGGAGAAGCTAATAGAGCTGATGGTGGAGCTGGTCAAGAAAAAGAAGATTTAGATAACGATTTAAAAGACGTTACTACACCTGATGAAAAAGAAGAAGCTGATAAAGAAGTTCCTAAAAATTCAGGAGCAGACGGTGCTGATGACCCGCTAGAATCATATAAAGATGAAATTTCAGGTAAATTAAGTAGTTTACTAGAAAAAGCAGCTACAAAAGAAAATAAAGACCCTCATTTCTTTAAATTAGTTAGTTCTACAACAGCAGAAAAATATAATAACTTAGATGAAAATTCTAAAACTGCAGCTAGAAAATCAATTACTGAATCAGGATTTTTAACAGAATCTCAAATTATCAGAATCATTGAAAACGTTAATGAAGTATCAGGAAACGTTTCAAATGAGCCTTTATTTATTACAGCTATGCCGTCTGAATATAAAGATAAATGGAATTCACTTTCAGAATCTAAGAAAAGACAAATTGTTGCACAGTCTAAGACTCGTAAATTAGAAACAGAATATCAAGTAAGAAACTTCTGGCAAACTAGAGACCTTAGAGAATTTGCTCCAGTAATGGAAAAAGTAGAAATGATTAACGAAAGTAAAAAAGAAGAACCAAAATTACCTTATAGTCTAGATGGTGTACAAGAGGCATTATCAAAAAGATTTAATAAGTAATAAAATTCTATTTTTGTTTTTTAAAGCCCAGAATTTTCTGGGCTTTTTTATGTTCCTAGAAAGATATATAATAAAAAACATCAGTTATGATTAAACATATATTTCACTTATTACCGGTTATTTTATGCTTAGGGTTTTCTATCCTTTGGCCTTTTTGGTTAGCAAACGGATATTTAGATACTTTATACCTTAAAGCAGCAACTTTTATAGCGGCTTATGGTGGCTTTATAGGAGGTACTGTATGGTACATTCAATGGGTTAAAAGAAACAAAAGATAATCCTATAATCAAATACTCTACTTTTATTTAAAAAATATACAACTTTATTATATGATTCTAGTTATATAATATTAATGTAGTATTTTATTGAAAAATAAAAAGATATATAAAACATATTCGACGATTTGGCTAAAGAAGCAGAAAGCCATGTAAATAATGTCGAAAACTAAAACGCAAAAAAATAAATTTAACAAAATGGCAAATTTAATTAACGAAGCGGAAATTAGAGATACATGGTCACCGATTATTGAATCGGCAACTGGTATCAAAGACGCTGAAAAATTATCATGGATGTCTGAGTACTGTCACAATCACAAACTTTACGAAGACGCAAACATCATGTCCCTTAACCCAGGAATGAACTTAACAGGTATGGGTGCAGTAGCATTCCCATCAAACTTTGACGGTGCAGCTGACGGTTCAGGAGACAAAGCTCCAACTTTACTTCCTTTAGCGATGCAAGTTGCAGCTCAAACAATCGGATTAGACTTAGTACCAGTTGTACCAATGGCTGGACCTATGGGTCTTTTATCTTACCTAGACTTCGTATACGAAGGAGGTACTTTAGGTGCTGGAGCTTCCGGTGCTGATGGTACTGTAGCACCTACATACATCAAATCAGGAGCAACTGCTGCTTCTACTGGTGATACTATCGTAGGTACATCTAGAATTGACGGAAAATCAATCATCAAAATTGGAGCAACAACTGAAGCTGCAGCACCAGTAACTAACACTTACGCTGACGCTGAATTAGTTGCTGCATTAGACGACCATATCCCTGGTTTCGTTGGAAATGATGATGGAACTCCATACACTAGAGAAGTTGGTGAATCAACTCCGGACAGAGTTATGGGTCTTTCATTGTTCAGTAAATCAGTAGACGCTAGAACTTATCAAGTTGCTGCTGCAGTTACTAGAGAGCAAGTACAAGATTTAAAACAATTCGGTGTAGATGCAGTTGCTCAAGTAGAGGCTGTATTAACTAACGAGCTTACTCAAACAATCAATGATTTAATTATCAATAACATCGATTCACTTGCTACTGCTAACATGGCAGCTGCTGGTATCGCTGGAAACTTAAACGTAGCTTTAACTCCTGTTGCATCTGCAGCTGGTGGTGCTACTGAAGGTTCACAACACAGAAAAGTATTAACAGGTATTCTTGCTGCTGCTAACTTAATTGCTAACAGAGGTAGAAGAGGTGCTGGTAACTTTGCTGTAGTTGGACCACAGGTTGCTACATTAATTCAATCGGTTTCAGGATTTGTTCCTAACCCATTCGCTAACACGGCAAACCAATCAGCAGGTGCTATTTATCCTGTAGGTTCTGTTGCTGGTGTACAAGTTTATACTAACCCAAAATGGAATTGGTCTTACAATGAAGTATTAGTTGGTAGAAAAGGAGACGGAAACGGACCTGGATTAGTATTCATGCCTTACTTAATGGCAGAATCAGTACAAACAATTGCTGAAGGAACTATGGCTCCTAAAGTAGCTGTTAAGTCTAGATTCAGAATCGTTGAAGCTGGTTTCCACCCAGAAACACAATATGCAAAATTTGCAATTACTGTTGCTGGTGGTGGTACTGATTTAGTAAACATCGCTTAATAAACTTTTAATAGTTTTAAGATATAAAGGGAAACGTAAGTTTCCCTTTTTCTGATTTAAAAGGATATATACTATATTAATCTAAATAAAATTAACAAAAATGAAAAGATTTTACCTAAAAGAAAATTTAAAAACATACAGTGAGTTTACATCACTTAATGAAGAAATCAATATTGAAAACCAACAAGAAACCTCTATATCAGGTCAAGATATTGAGGGCGATGTCATAACTGGAGATAATCTTTCCGGTGAAATTGATACCATCTTAGATAAATTAAAAGAATTAGAAGATGGAATAGAAGAAGAACTTGCGGTTAAATATTTAGGTCTTATAGAAGATAGAGACCTTTTTGAAGAAGAAGATGGCGCAATGGCCAAAATAAAAGATTTTGTATTTGTAGCACCTAAAGTTACAAAAATGCAGAAAAAAGCTAATAAAATTAGACTTAATAAAGAGGTCTTAGATATGACTGTACAAAATCCTGAAATAGATGGTAAGAAAAAGAAATCGTTAGAACAAAAAAGAGACGGACTTAAAGACCAACTTAAAGATTTAGAAAATGCAGTTACCCAATATCAAAAAGATAACGGTGGAAAATATTCTGCTAGAAAACTTGCTAAAACAAAAATTGAAGGTCAATTAGCAGCTATTAAGAAAAAGACTGGTATGTCAGATGACCCAAAACAGCAAAAGTCATTAGCACAAGATGCTAAAGAACTTGCAGTAAGATACAAAGAAGAAGTTGCAGCAACAAAAGAAATTGCAGATGCTGATAAGCCTTCACCGGAAGAAGTAGCTAAAGCTAAAGCTGATGAAATCAAAACTCAAAGAAAAGAACTTATCGATAAGAAAGAGTCTACTGATGATAAAAAAGCACAAGCAACTTTACAAGTAGAAATAGAAACACTTAACGTAAAAATAGCTGCATTAGAGAAAGAAGGTGAAGCAGAAGCTAAACAAGATTTAAAAGATGCTAAGGCAAAATTAGCAGAAATTGAATCTGGAGGAGCAGAAGCAGAAGCAGGAGCTGAAGGAGAAGCAGGAGCTGAAGGAGAAGCAGGAGCTAAAGGATATAATGAGTCTGAATTTGATGGTTCTGGTAGAAGTTTACCTATCGCAGAATAGTATTTTTTAAAATGATACCTAAGATAATACACCAAATATGGATAGGAGATAAACCTATCCCAGAAAAATGTAAAGCTTTTAGTGCAAAAATGAAGCAACTACATCCAGACTGGAAATATGTTTTTTGGGACAATAATAAAATATTTAACGAAGTTTATAAAGAAGATGAATATCTGCAAAGCTACTACGAGGATATTAATACCCATTTTAAACCTGCCCATATTGCGGATAGAGCTAGACTTTTAATATTAAGAGATTTTGGAGGAGTTTACGTGGATATGGATGCTAACCCTATAAAATCGTTTAATAATATTCATGAAAAACTAAACGAATCAATTACTTTTTTTGGAGGTGTTAGGCCTAAAAGTAAAGAAGAAAAAAGAGGAGCATTAATAGACTGTACTGTTTTAGGAGCTGAAAAAAACTCAAGAATAATCAATGAGGTTTTAAAAATTTATAAGAGTAAAAATTGGGCATGGGGAGGAAGAGCACTTTCTGATAAAATGTTTGAAAATTTAGGACCTGATGTTGCACTTTTTAACTATAAAAAATTTTACGATACAGAAATAACAGAAGAAACTATAGTTTCTCATGACTCAAATAGACTATGGTCTTGGTTATAATCTAAGATTTCTTACCCTTTTTAACAATACGTATAAACTCTTGTTGGTCTTCCAGCAGGAGTTTTTTACAATATTTTCGAAATTCAATACTGCTTTTAAGAATACGACTATCTACCATACTTTGTTTCAGGATATCAGAATACTCAGGGTGAATAAAATTTTCAAGCTGAAAGTTATTAAATTTAGCTTTAATGGGTTTACGACTTATTGCGCAGAACCAATCTATGGTATCATACGAATTAATTAGCTCTTCCATCTTAACAGGTGTTTGATTTGTCCAATCATAATAAAACTTATCTCTTAAAACGGTGTTTTTTAGTTTTAACTCTTTTTGTTTAATTCTAAGAATTTGCTCCATAAAAACCATATCATTTTTCCATCTACGTAGATTTCTGTGTTCTATCATAAATTTACGAAGAGTTCTAGGAAGGCCATCAAGTCTTACTCCATGCCGATGAGCCTGTTTAGGATTGTTTGAGCGTTTTATTTGCATTTATTTATATATTTGTTAAAAATAATTGCCCTCAGATTTTTTTATGTCGTTTATAATGATTATATTTATACTATATTAATCAAAACGAATAAATTATGGAATTTTTACACTACTTAGGAAAAGGATTAGGATGGTTACTAATGTACGGTGCCATTGCGGCATCAATAATATACAGTGTATTGCTACTATTCGGTTTAATAATATATTCTACTAGATATGTTATTTGGAAATTAATCTTAAGAAAAGAAACTTCAACTGAGTTTCTTGATAGACTTGCTATAGAAAAAGGATATACGTCATATCAGGAGATGCGTGATATATGGAAGAACCAGTTCGGCTCACATTTTGAGTGGTCTTACTACGCAGCATCTGAACAGAACCTTGAACCCTATCTTGAAGAAGAAGACAGGACTGATCGAGAATATAGCAAAATGTATGACAATTTGTATGATATTTATAGAAAACACAACGAAACTTATAATAATCCATGGAAGAAAAGATGGTATATCTTAACTGATTACAAATTTACAGCTAATAAAGAATGGAAAGGCGAGGCTTTTGTAGTTGCAGCAACCACGTTCATTATTTCAATATCAGCATATATGATAGCAGCACTCACATATTATATGGAGCATGGACAAAAGATGCCTCTACTATTTTAAAAAAAGTGAAAAATAAATCACTCCAGATTTTTTTATGTCGTTTATTTTTCTTATATTTATACTGTAACAAATTAATAATAACAACAATGAAATTACCTTTTGAACTTAAATTTTTATTAACAATTATAATAATGGCAATCTTTATTATTTGGATTCCAGTATTATTCGCTTTGAATATTGAAGATATCAGAATTTTAATACCAATTTGCACAGTATACGGATTTTGTTTAGGTAAATTAATTGCAAATAACTAAAAAATGAATTTAGAAAACTTAAATTTCACATCACCTGAACAGCATATACCAGCTGTTACTATCCCAGCAAAAACTTATATTTTTGCAGAAGAACTAGAAAAAGCAGTACTTAAGTACATGGAAGATAGATATCATTATCTTGCAGAAGGAAGACATATCCTTGATGACTTAAGTCCATCGTCTTATATTAAGAACCTCGCAAATATTTTCACAAAAGTATCATATCATGATATTGAAAAGCACTTTAATGCTCTTGGTGAAAAAATCACGGCTGAAAGATTAAAAAAAGAAAGAGAAGAGTATTTTGAACATCATGGCATTGATGTTAAAATAGACTCAGAAATGTTACTTCAATCATGTAAGTTTTTAAGAGAAAGGTTTCTTAAAAATAGACCTACGAAAGGATGGAATACAAATAAAATGGACAAATGGAGACTTCAAAACGAAGAACTACTCTATGAAGAACTTGGTTTAAAAACATATACAAAATCTGATAAAAATTGTTTAGACCTTAGAGGCTATGAAGACATAGACATCATAATTCACACTGATGGAATATTCCCAAGAAATGAGTGGGAGGCTGATAGAGGAATGGAATCTTTCTACATTAAAGCCCATTTTCCTAACGAATTTAGATGGGCAGAGCAGAAAAAACACGGTTCAGTAGGTATCTTAGAGATATACTACAGCAAGCGCAAAAATGAAATAAGAAATAATACAAACACAATAAAAATTAAATAAAATGAGAAAAAGAAGAATAGATTGGTTTAGAGTAACAATGGTAGGTACTTTTGTATTGGTAGCAGCAATAATACTAGGAGGTATTGGCTTAGAAGTAGCGTACTATCAAACATCAGATACTGTTACATTTACAGTAACGGATAAAGAAACAAAAGTAACATCAGATGGAGAACACGTATCTTCAAAGTATATTGTCTTTACAGAAAACGAAACCTTTGAAAATACAGACCTTTTATTTGGGGGTAAATTTAACTCTTCAGATATCCAAGGAAAACTTAAAAGAGGAGAAACATACACTGCTGAGGTTTATGGATGGAGAGTTCCTTTCTTCTCAATGTACAGAAATATAGTAGTAATTAAATAAAATAATAAAAATGACTAAACAAGAAGCATTAAATGAAATAATGAAAGCAGTGGAATATAAAGTACCTGGATATGATAACACAGAATTAGTAAAGGCTATTCTAGGAGTTTTTGAAAAACAGGTAAGAATAGACCAGATAGAAAAAGACCGCGAAATGAGTATGAAAACCCTAAATATTACTAAAATTAAATAAACAAATCAAAGATTTTTTCTATAAAATAAAAATAAAATATGCAAGCAGTTCAACAACTTTTCACAGAAAAATACAGACCAAAAAATCTTAGTGAACTTATTCTACCAGAAAGAGTGATGAATAAATTCAAAGACGGGTTAGTTCAAAACATGTTATTAGCAGGTAGTCCAGGTACTGGAAAAACATCAACAGCTAAAGCAATTGTTAATCAATTTAACATGCCGTATCTTTACATAAATGCATCGACAGATACTTCAGTAGACGTAATTAGAACAAGAATCACAGACTTTTGTTCTACAGTTTCTATTATGGACGGACCTAGTTCTATGAAGGTTGTAATATTAGATGAGGTTGATGGTGTATCAGATCAATTCTTTAAAGCACTTCGTGCTACAATGGAAACCTTCGCATCAAATAGCAGATTTATTGCTACATGTAATTATATAAATAAATTACCAGATCCAATACTTTCAAGATTTGAAGTTATTAATTTTGATTTTGACAAAGAAGACGAAGCTGAACTAACTAAAAAATATATTAGAAGAGTTTACGAAATATGTCAAAATGAAGGACTTGAAATAGAAAAACCAGCTCTATTAGAATTTGTAAGGCGAAATTTTCCAGATCTAAGAGATACTCTTAATAAACTGCAGGGCTTTAAATCTCAAGGAACTTTAGATATTAAAGTAGAAGACGTAAAAAGATTTAACTCTGTCTATAAAGACATATTTGAACTCATATTTAATGAAACAAATCCAGTAGTTAATTATAAAACATTAGTAAGCAATTATTCAAACAGAGTTGAAGATGTATTGCAGAGCTTAGGTAGCGATTTTATTGATTATATAAATCAAGAAAAAAGCCAGTACACAAAGCATATTCCAGAAATAACAGTGGAAGTTGCACAGCATCAAGCACAGAGACTTTCTGTAATAGACCCTGTAATTACAATGCTTTCATTAGTGTTTAAAATACAAACAATAATAAAAGAAACAAAGGTATGATGAAAAAAGGAGGACATACACTATTAATAGATGGCAATTATTTTTTGCACAGCAGACTTTTTGTTCTTCCAAGACCATCTAGTGGTAAAATGATGGAAGATGAAGAATCAAGAGCCAATCTTATGCGCAAATTAGCGATAGACTTAGCATCCGAAGTAAGAAAGATGAGAGACTTTATAGATAAAGTTGTAGTAACAGTAGATGCTAGAAGTTGGCGCAAAGACCTATTCCCACAAGCAGAATATAAAGGTACTAGAAAGCAAGATTCTAAAATAGATTGGACTGGCGTATATGGAATTTATGAAGAATTTCAAGCTATTTTACAAAAGCACGGTGTTATTGTACATAGAATAGACGGCGCAGAAGCAGATGATGTTCTTTTTGGTTGGTCAACTTACTTAAACAATAAAGGTAAAAATTGTATAATATGGACAGGTGATAGAGACCTTATTCAATTAGTAAATTATTCAATACCAAATGATGCATACACACTATGGTATTCAAGTGCTCATAAAAGTTTATATACTTTTCCTAACTTTGAAGAAGTTATTAATAGGAAAGAAGATATAGATAAAAATGACATGTTATTTAATATGAGTCACTATAAAGGTCTTTCTCAAGAATCTAGACACTCTCTTAAATTATGGATGGAAAATAATAAAGTAAAATTAACTGAAGTAGATTGTGACGAGTTTTTATTTAAAAAAATACTTGTAGGTGACAGTGGTGATAACATACCATCTGTTATTACTTGGCAAAAAGTAATGAAGAATGGTAAATTAAGAACTTATTCTATTACAGATAAAATGGCAGATAAAATATATGCTCAGTTTACAAAAGAATCAGATGGATTTGTTGTAGATACCTTATTTGTAAAAAGCGAATTAGAAAGAATGGCTGATGTTGTTTATAGGGTAGTAGGTAGAGAATCTGCAAAGATTATATCTAACAGGATATTTGATAATATGTCTCTAATGATGCTTCACTCTAGAGTAATACCTGAACCTATTCAGAACGAAATATACAAAGCAGTAGAAAATGAATTTTCTTTGCTAGATAGAATGGACCTATCTAAGTTAACAAACAAAGATAAAATATTAGAAAATACAAAATGGTTAGATATTAAAAAATCTAAAAAAGCAGATATTTTCTCTAATTTAGATATAGAAGATAACCAGCCTAAAAAATTAAAATTAATAAATAAGAATAACAAAAATAAATTGTTCTAATGTTAGACGACACAAAACTTTTTGATTTTATTAAAATAATGTTTACAAAACCGGAGCATTATAATAAATTAAAAAACTTTTCAAAGAAAAGGCATCATTTTATGGTAAATAGATTTATGTCAATTAAACACCCAACAACTGCAAATTTATTTAATATAAATGGTATTGATGGCGGAAGAGTAATTGATTGTTGGCACAAAGTTACTAGTAGATTTAATAAAGTCCCAGGTTGGATATACACTAAGACTAAAAGTTCAAAGAAAAATATTAAAGAAAAATACCAACCAAGTGAAGAAGCTTTAAGAATTTATATGGAAAAAAATGAAATAGGAAAAAGAGAAATAGAAGAGTTAAAAAAATTTTGCAAAGAAGAGTTATATCAAGATTTAAAAACATTAGAAAATCAAATAAAAGTTTATGGCTAACTATCTTTTTCCTGAAATTGTAGCTATAACTCTACAAAAACATAATTCAATAGACAATAAAATTTACACTCTTATAAAAAATAAAGGGTGTTTTACTAAACATGCTAATACTATTTTAGTAAAAAGCGAAGAATTATATTCCATTCTTAAAGAAAATTATGAATTAGAATTAGAAAAATTAAATACTATTTCTAATAAAAACCTATATAAAGGAGCAACTACAATTTACTTTCTTAATAAATTCATGAAAGACATGAAAAACTTAAGATGGTTTCAAATCACTTTATGTAAAAATATATCTTATAGTAGAATTAGTAGCAATCATCAGCCAGATGAAGAAAAAACTTTAAATTTTGATTTTAAAGTAATAAGAGGAAGTTTTAGAACTTTTGATTTATTTAAAGAAGAATTATTACCATCGGTTAATAAAATTTTAAAACTAGTAGGATGTGTTAACAAATCACACTACGCTGTAGTAAAACTAAAAAATTTAGAAAATAGAATTTTAAATTTTAAAGAATCTTCCAATGACTTAACAGAAGAAGAAAATAGTATATGTAGTACTTTAATCTATCATTTTTCAGAATGGTCAGATGATAATCCACAAACACTTATAGTCACAGATTTCTTAGATATATAGTAGAAATACGTATTATATTATGAAAGATAACAAGACTTTTTTTGAAAAGTTGCTTTCTGATGTTGATGGTCAGCCATCTTCTAAAAGATTAGTAACTTTAGTAGCATTCGTTTTAATTTCCGGAGCATTTGTTATAAATATTTTTGCTGAAATACCATTAAAAGAATATATGTTTGAGGGTATGCTTTGGTTAACTGGAGCTGGAATAGGTTCAGCAACAGTTGAGAAGTTTAGTAGAAAAGGGTTTAAAGACGAATCAGAATAAACTAGATAAATAAAACATGGTTACAAGTTACACAGCATCCGAAGTAGGAGATATTATCATTGCTAAATTAGTAGAACCTTACAAAGGGGCAGAGCAAATTTTAGATTGGGATATACAAGCCGGTTTTTCTAATGAGTTTACTGTTGGAAAAATAACTTTTGTACAAGGAAGTTCAACAGTTACTGGGATTGGAACAAATTTAGACCTTAATTCCGGAGATATTATTTTAGCAGCAGGTTATGAATTCGAAGTATCTTCTACACCTGACCCTAATACAATAGAACTATCTTCACCATCTCTTTATGATTTAACAGATGTTGAGTTTCATATAAAAGAAAACGAATGGAATTATTTTAAATACGAGTTTAGATGGTCGCAAAATGATGTAATAGAAAAAGGAGGAGAGCATAGTGAATGGCATCCCTTAAATAAAACAAATATTTTAGGAGATATTTTAACTTTAGATATAAATCCAGCAGCCCCTTTTTGGGTAGAAATAAAATCAACAGTTCAGGATTTACAACCTCTCCATACTATTTCTTTTTTAAAAGTAACATACACTATTCAATATGAAAATGGTACAATAGAAGAATGTCCTCAAATATGTGCAGAATGTGAACCTTATGATGTCATAGGATGTGCTAATATTTTAGTAGAATGTGACTCAGAAAATCTTTATAACCCCTATGGTTTAAGTAGGCCTGTAAAAATCTATAATAGTTTATCTAATTTAGCAAATCAAGTTTATGGTCATCCTGTAACATATTATAGAGTTGAACCAAATGTTAGGAGTAAAGACGTTATTTTAAAAGAATATTCGCTCTATGATGTTATTGAAAAGGCAACAATAAAGATAATGGTACCAGATAACGAATTTCCTACAGAAGCTGCAAGTTTTGATATTTTTGGGATGGGTTTTGAAGATTTTGAAATTCACATGTTAGGTTCTGAATTTAGAAAGCATTTTGGTGAAGGTAAAAGCCCCAGATCAAGGGACTATTTATTTATACCATACAATAATAGAATGTATGAAGTAAATTCAGTTTCTTTAGCCGACGAATTTAATAAAGAGCTAACTTATTTCAAACTACATTTGAAAAAATATGAAAATAGAACTTCTACTAATAAAGGAGATTTTGCAGAAGATTTAACAGACTTAGTAGTAGGAGTAGAAGAAGTTCTAGGAGAAGACATAAAAGAAGAGTTCACAAAAGTTACAAAACCTTTACAATACCAAGCAACTCATCATGCATCACAGGACGGTGTTAGAAAATATGTTCATAAAGATTTAGAAATTAGAGATATTAATTTAATGAATAAATGGACGGTTGTTTCTAGAAATTACTACGAAACATCAAGTATTTTAGGAGATGAATCTCAAAGTCCTGCTGTTATTTATAATGAAATTTCTAAAAATGGAGTTGGTGAAAATCTTTCACTACACCACTGGTTTCAACCAACTAAAAGATTCGATTACAAAAAAGCTGAACAGTATACAACATTAGATGGAACTGATATTGAAGGAAATGGACTTGCTTTAAAAATATCATCAAAGGGTATTATTGTTAGAATAAACAATCAAGATTATTTATTTAAACATAAAATAATATTTGGTTCAGATCATTGGTACTCAATAGTTGTTAACATGAGTAACACTTATAACGAAGTTTCTGTAAGTATTTTTAAATTAGATGGGCAAAATAATTATAATAGCCCTACAGGTCCTATGGAACTTGAAGAAATGTTTTTTGGTAAATTAGATATGCTTTCAATTCAAACTTGGGAAACCGATGTTAATTGGTCTTTAAGAGGCAGCGAATTAAACATAACTAATGTTAGAATATTTAAAAAGACTATCGAAGACGAACAAAAAGTTCCAGTATTACACCAATATGTAGTAAGAGATGCACATCACCTTTTATTAGCAGATAATGCCATACCATCGTTAATGTTACAGAAGTATGGTCAATCTAGATAAAAGGAATATATAATCTAAATTAATAAGAATGTCAGAAGATAAAAAGAAGACTATTTCAGAACAAGCTGAATTTATTAGAAAAGACTTAGAAGACCTTTTAGGTCCAGATAATAGTATAGACGTAGAACAAGACCCGTCAGATTTACCTATTCCTAAATTTCATAATGCAAAACCAGCTGTAAATTATTCTGAAATGAAAGGTATTTCAGAAAAACAGGCTAAAAAAACTATCTCTAGCCTAATGGAATTTTACTTAGATTCAGAAATCATTGAAAAAGATGAATATTTACAAGCTAAGAAAAAAATGGATGAAATGACTATGGGCTCTCTTGTGTATCAGCTACAAGCAGGTGAAAGAGCACTAACAACATTATTAGAAACTATTGAAGGAGGAGAATTAGCACCCAGAATGTTTGAGGTATTAGCAACATTGCAAAAATCAATGTTAGATATTATTAAAAGCCAAACCATGTACCTTATGGCAACTGAAGAGAGCGCAAAAAGAATAGCAAGAGATATTGAACTCTATAAAAAGAGAGATAGAGATGATGAACTAGAACAGGTTGGAGGAAAAGAAAATGGAAATATTCAAAGAGGTACAAAAGACCTTATGAATCAAATTCAAGCAGGTATAAATAAAGCTGACATAGAAGATATAGAACCAGAAACAGATGAGTGATAACGTTTGGATTCCTAAAGAAACAGGCCAGGCAACTTCAGAAAGACTTGTTTGGACAACTAAAAAAGTCAATGATTTAGAAGTAGCACTTGACCAAGGTTATAAACCACAGGTTAAAATGCCATTTTATGAAGGAAAGCAATTTTTAAGAAGAGGTAATATCGTATTTGAATACACTGATGGAGAGATTCAAGAGCTGGCTAGATGCGCGTCAGATATTGTATATTTTGCAGAAAAATATGCAGTTGTTTTAACTGATGAGGGAATTCAGCAGGTAAAATTAAGAGATTATCAAAAGGAAATGTTGCGTAATTTCCAAAATAATAGATTTAATATTTGTTTAGCAGCCCGCCAAATGGGTAAAACAGTTATGGCAAGTATTTTTAATGCATGGTTCTTAACTTTCAATACAGATAAAAACACACTGTTATTAGCAAATAAATCTGACACAACAAAAGAAATTATCGATAAAGCAAAGGTTGTTATAGAAAATCTTCCATTCTTTATGAAACCTGGAATTACAAAATATGATGTAATGAACGTAAAATGTGACAATGGCTGCAGACTTGTAGGACAGAGCACGACAGCTAAAGCAGGTATTGGTTTTACAATTCATTTATTATTTTTAGATGAGTTTGCACATATTCACCCTTCTATAGTTGACGCTTTTTACGAAAATGTTTATCCTACACTTTCTGCTTCTAAGGTGTCCAGGATTATTATCACAAGCACACCAAACGGCTTTAATAAGTTTTATCAAATATACACCGCAGCTGAAAGAGGAGATAACGAATATAATTCTATGAGAATAGATTGGTGGCAGCATCCCGATAGAGACGACGCTTGGTATAAAAGAGAACTTGGAAACTTAGGAACTGTTGAGGCTTTTAATAGACAATATGGAAATGAATTTGTAAGTTCATCAAATTTGCTTTTAGACCCAGGGTCTATGAAAAAGATGAGAAGTTCAATGAAAGAATATGTACATCATGAATTCGATTGTTTTACCGATAACCAAATAGATATAAAAGGTTTTTTAAGTTTTCACCCAGGCTTTGATGTAGAAACTTTAAAAGACAAAGATAAATATTGGCTTTTAACAGTAGATATTGCTGAAGGAAACGGAGGAGACTATTCTATTATTAATATATTTAGAATCGACCCAATGACTAAAAAACAGATAAAAAATGTTACAACACCAGGTGCAATGTATGACTTTTTTAAATTAAATCAAGTCGGTGTTTTTAGAAGCAATGAACATATTATTGAAGATTTTTCAAAAATACTTTATTTAGTAGGAGTAGAATTGCTATATAATGAAAACACAAAGATAATCGTAGAATTTAATACTTATGGTTCAGTTCTTTTAAAATATTTACAAACTGTATTCCCTAGAACAAATGATTTTGATGAAGAGATGATTTTAAGATTTAAACACAGGCACGATAGTAAAGGTTTAAAACATGGAATAAAAATAAAAAATGATAATAAGCCAATATTTTGTCAAAATTTCAAATCTCTTTATGAAAATAATAAAATAAACATTACTGAATTTCAAACAACAAACGAAATAAGTCTTTTTGGAACTTTACCCTCAGGAAACTATGGTGCTCAGATGGGCAATGATGACCTTGCAATGTCAAGTATTATAGCAACTGAATATTTTAATACAGCAGCATATGCTGATTCAGTAGAAGAATTGTTAGACTTAATTGACCCAGACTTACATGATTTCATGGAAACTACGTTATTTAAAGATAATCAAGACCAAGGAGACTTAAATTTCGACATTTATGACCTATTATAGAATAATTCCCATAATTCTTAGATATATACTTTAACAAACTAAAAAAAAATAATTTCAATTATGGCACTAAGTCCTCAATTATTACAATTCAAATCAAGCGGTGTTTACCGTTTAGAATTTGATAAGTCTCAAGTATCTACAGTTACTGCAGAGACTATTAGGTTATTGGCAGGTCACTCTAAAAAAGGACCAATCAATACACCAGTATATTGCGAAGATACAGAATCTTTTACTCTTATCTTTGGTAATATCGATAAAAAATTAGAAAAGAAAGGAATGTTCTTTCACAGAAGTTGTTTAGAAGCTCTTAAAAGAGGTCCTATTCTAGCTATTAATTTAGCAGACCTTTCATCAGCAGATAAAGCTGACTATTGGAAAATTTCAACAGATGCGACAGGAGCATCTGCTGCAGCATCTTCAACTTCAGATGATGAATATGAATCATTCCACAACACTGACAAATTTATGTTTGCATCAGACTCTGAGTTTTTAGCAACTGTCGGAGAACACCCTGAAGAAGCATTAAACATTGTTAATTTAGGTAATGATAATCTTTCAGTTATCGTAAGACAAGCACAAGATGTTAAAGCTTTTGAAGTACAGGCTAGAGATTGGTATGGAACAGGAAATATTCCAGAAGGAATTTCTGAACTAGACTATATTTCAGACTACATGGTCGATGTCTTTGTATTTAAAGGTAAATTTGACGCAGCTGCGTTAGATGCAGACCCTGTATATGGAGATTACTTTACTTCAACTGGTCTTAAAAAAGATAAACTTAACGCTTTTGCAGATGAAAGACAAATCACTTTATTATCACAGTATACTGGTTCAATCATACCAAACTTTCAAGATTTAGAAGGAAATGGTCTATACATTGAACAAATAATAAATGCAGAAACTAGAAGAACTGGTTTATTTTGTGCAGTTAATGAAGAAGCTGTAGAAGATTCAAAAGTAAATTTAGTAGGAATAAATGCTGCTGTTGCTATTGACGCTTTATCTTATCAGATTGGAGCTACAGCTAGAGCCATAGATTTCTCAACAACTGATTTCGTTTATACTTCAAATGGTTCATCATTTGATTTCGAATCTGCATCAAATGATGATTTAGATTTAGTTGTAGGAGACTATTTTCCAGGAGCAACAGGTACAGATTTAGTTAAAGTAACTAGAATTTCACAACAAGGTACTTCACCGACAGTATATACTGTTACATGTTCAGGACCAGTTGATTCAGGTTTTACAGTATCTTCTGATGTTGCGTTTAAATCTCTTGAAAAAACAGCTACTGAGTACAGAATTTTTAATTTTGATGCAGCAACTTTAGCAGATCAGTCTATTTCAGATTGTTTAACTGCTATTTCATCAGATGGATTATTCTCTGCATTAACAGATAGAGACGTTATAGATTTAAGATATATTGTAGATACTTTTGGTTCAATAGATGGTTCAAACCTTTTAAATAAAAATGAATTTACAAGAATCGCAAAAGAAAGACAAAACGTATCTTGTATATTAAATGCACCTACAGTTGCTGAATTTAAAAAATCAACAGACCCGTCGTTTAAAGATGCTACTACAAAGAAATTTAATACAAGATTTGTAAAAGATGGTGGTGATTTATCACAAAATCCAACTGCAATTTATTCGCTACCTTCAATTGCTGAAGGAGCTAATTACGGTTTTTATTACGGACCTGGTTTAGAAGTAAGAGAAAACGGAAAAGTTAAAACAGTTGTACCAGCAGCTTACGTATCTAATAACTATATTGATAAATTTACAAATGCACTTCCTTGGTCTATTGTATCAGGACCTAGAAGAGGAGTTATTACAGGAACTAACGTTATTGGAGCTGAATATGCATTCGATAAAACAGACAGAGATAATTTAGAACCTTTTGGAATCAACCCAATTGTATTTGAAAGAGGAGTTGGACTAAATATTAAAGGTAATAAAACAGGACAGCAAAGCGTAAAATCGGCTTTAAGTTCAGCTCACGTAAGAGAGGTATTAATCTTCATCGAAAATGGTTTAGCAGATATACTTAAAGATTACTTATTTGAGTTTAACACTGCACAAACTAGATTAGAAATTAAAACACTTGCTGATTCATTCATGGATGGTGTTTTAGCAGATGAAGGTGTATTTGCATATAATAATGTAATAGACTCAACTAACAACACAAATGAAGTTATAGATGCTAATATGGGTATCCTTGATACATTTGTAGAACCAGTTAAAGGTTTAGAAATTATTGTACATAGAACAACAGTACTTAATACTGGAGATATAGCTTCAGGTAACTTCTAAAAATAATTAAGATAAATCAGGAAAGACTTCGGTCTTTCCTGATAAATTTTAAAAAAGAATTAGATATATAAAACATAAATAAAAATAAAAATAAAGAAATGGCATTACCACATTATTCAAACGACCAAACTAGCAAGAAAGGTAAGAATTTTGAACCAGTATTAGCGAATATGTTTGAGGTAACTATTCTTCCACCAGCAGGAGTTGGAGGTCAAGAATTATTAATTCAACATATTAACAGTATTTCAGGTTTAGAACTTCATAAAGATTTGGGAACAGTAACCCAAAAATTCAAATGGTCTACAAGGTCTTTTACAGGTGTACCTGGAGATTCCTTCTTAGACGTTACCGTTAATTTCTCATTAAACTTAAACGATGCAAATCAAATGTACCTTTACAAAACATTAAGAGATTGGTACAGACTAGCATATAACCCAGAAACTGGAGAAACGGGTCTTAAAAAAGACTACGTTGGACAGATGGTTATAGTTCAATTCAACAGAAAAGGTGATATTTTTAGAAAAATCACACTAGACGATTGTTTCGTATATTCACCATTGAATCCATTGGCTGAAAATAACTATGAAACAGGAGACCCACAAGCAATTGATTGTGTATGGAGAGCTGACGTATGGTCAGAAGAATTAGCATAACAGCATTAAATTTTAAGAAAGAGAAGGCAATAAAACCTTCTCTTTTTTTACACTGAAAATATAATATAATAATATTTTAATATGTCCAACAAAAAAGATTATTTAGTAGATAAGTTAATTAAAAAAATTCAAGTTTTATTAACAGAGCCGGAGTTTGAGGAGTTAAATAATATTATTTTAAGCGAAGCACTTCAAAATAAACAAAGACCTAGGTCTGTAAGTGCTTTTGTTAGAGAACTTGTTAAAAAAGAAATAAAAAGAATCGAAGATTCTGAAACAAAATAAATTAAATTTATATAAACCTTAAAAATTCATTAAAAATGAGCAAAGAAGAAAACAAAAATGAAGAATTTGATAAATTCTTAAACAAAAAAGAAGAAGGCAACGGATACGATTCTGTTGAAAACACTTCAACAGAAAAAGCTGGACCAGACTCAAACCCTGAGTTAGCCTCTTTTGAAGAAACAATCAATGAAAAAGGATTGGGTTCTGTAGATATTTCAAACTATGGAAGAAAAAAGGCAGATTCTACAGATACTGTATTAGGTTATGTACCTCTATCTATGGAAACACTTTTTTCTAAAGGTAGATTTTATCCACAAGACGCATCTATTCATGTTAGATCTGCAAAAGTTGCAGAAATTAGACATTTTTCAACAATGAACGAGCAAAATATTTTGGACATTGAAGAAAAATTAAACAACATTGTAAAATCTTGTATTAGATTTGAATCAAAATCTAAAAAGCTTTCATATAAAGACCTTATGGAAGAAGATAGAATTGCAGTACTTTTAGCAATTAGAGACCTTACTTTTCCAGAGCCTGAAAACAAAATCATAGTTCAAGCAGAAAATAGTTATGGTCAAACTAAAGATGTTGAGATTGCTACAAATAATTTTGTTGCAAATGAAATTCCAGAAGAAATAGAAAAGTATTACGATGTAGTTTCAAGATGTTTTAGAATTCAAACTCGCTCATCTGGAGAAATATTAATGAGACCCCCTTCTATTGGAGTTATGGAAGAAGTTACTAAGTATATTAGAACTCAGCAGGAAAGTAAAAAAAGATGGGACCAGGCCTTTATTCAAATCTTACCATATATTCAGTTAGATTGGAGAGGTTTTAGTTCAAAAGAAATCTTTAATCAAGAGATAGACTTCCAAGGTTGGAATGAGAAAAAATACATGGTAGTATATAGATTAGCAGAAAAAATGAGAATTGGCGCACAGCCGGAAATGCAAGTAGATGTTGACGGGGAGGACGTTTCGGTCCCTCTCGATTTCCCAGGTGGAGTCAAAAGCCTTTTCATTATTTCAGATCTCGCTGGAGAGCTTCTTTAAGGCTAAATTCTATCTGGGTTTTCATTTGCATCTCCAGCCTAGTGAAATTGATGCACTCGACTTTTATGAGTATCAGTATTATATACAAAATCTTACTGAGCATCTTAAAAAGCAAAATAAAGAAGAGGCTGAACAAAATGAACAGATGCAAGAGCAATATGGTACAAAAGCACCAAAAACACCAAAAATGAGTGATTATGGGGTAAATATGCCTAAAATTCCAAGTATGAAAATGCCTAAGTTTTAGAGATATATAATAAAAATACTTAAGTTAGTTGGCAAGACCATTTTCATCCCCGTTTGAAAAATTATCAGTAGATAATCAGAAAGTTTTAATCGAACAGCTCTCCCCAGGAGGAGAGCTGTTTAGTTTGTTTGAAGAAATTTTAAATCAACTTCAAAGTACTGACGATCGCCAGCAAAAAGACGAAGCAAAAACAAAAGTAAGTTTATTTTCTGGTTTAACAATTAAAGAAGCATTAGCATGGAAACTGCTAGGAGAAAAAGGTCTTCAATCTATAGGTAAAGGTTTAGGAGCGATAGCTGAAGTTATTGACAAAATGACCACTGCCGGTAAAGAAGTTAAAGAAAGAATAGAAGGTATAGCGATGGGTATCGAAACGGTATTTGGCATTGCTCCTAAAATTCTTAAGTTTGCATTTACCATGGTGCTAGCTCTTCCACTTTTAATGCTTGCCGTAGTAGCAGTGCCTTTTATAGGGCTATTGCTATTAGGTACTTTAGCAATAATGGGTATTTTAAGTAAAGTTGCAGAGAAACAAAAAGGAATGTATGAGAGTCTAGCTCTTTTAGGAGATGTAGGCGCTGCAATATTAAAATTTGGAGGTTATTTAGCACTTTCTGCACTGGTATATCCAATAGCGTTACTTGGTATGATAGTAGTTATACCTACGTTGCTAATAATGTTAGCTGCGTTAACACTTATAGGACGTTTAGTAGACCCTAAATCTATGGAAAAATATAAAGGTTTAGAAGAAGTAGGTAAAGCAATACTTTTATTCGGTGGATATTTAGCACTCTCTTTATTAATATATCCATTTGCTATATTAGCAACACCTATGGTTCTCGGAGTAATAGTTGGTTTTGCTGTAGTATTTGCTCTTTTAGATAGATTTGGTTTTGTAAAATCTGTAAATAAAGCTGGAAAAGCACTTAAACAAGTAGGAATAGCAATATTAGTATTAGGTGCCGCTTTATTTATTTTTGGACTTATTTTTCCACCTACCGTAGAAACATTTCAAACTTTAGGTTTTGTAATGTTAGTACTTGTAGGTATTTCTGCCGCTATGTGGTTAGTCGGTAAAATGTATAAAAAAATGAGAAAAGGTGCAATAGGACTTGCCTTAACAGGTCTTGCTATTCTAGTATTAGGATATGCCCTTAAGAAATTTGAAGAATCTTTGCCTGCCAATCCATGGGAATTCTTTGCTGAATTAGGAGTTGCACTTGTAGGTTTAGGTGTAATAATGTATGGTTATGGTTCACAATGGAAAAGTATAGCAAAAGGTGCATTAGTACTTGCCGGATCTGGATTAGCCCTTGCACTTATGGGATATGGTATTTCAGAAATAGGAGAAGCTTTAAATAGTACAGGAGATGCTTGGATGTTTATGGCTGAACTTGGAGTATTTCTTGTTGGTATGGGAGTTATGGCAGCAGGTTGGGGTGCAGCAGTAATGTTGATAGGTCCGGGTCTTTTAGCAATGGGTGGTGCAGGAGTTGCATTAAAATCAGTATCATGGGGTCTAGAAGGATTTATACCTATATTTAAAGGTTCAGAATGGAAATCTATGGTAGGCGAACATCATAAATCTAAAGGTATTTTAGGAATGGGTGGTGGATCTGTATCTAATTTTCAAGCTCTAATGGAAGCTGTAGGTTATAGCTTTATTTGGAACCCTGTTTCGGTTGCCGGTATTTTAGGAGGAGCAGCAGCTCTTGGTGCAGCAGGATTGGCATTAAAGCCTCTTGCTAAAGGTATTAATGATATGATTCCTATATTTAAAGGAAAAGGTTGGAAAGAAATGGTTGAAACTAAAGGAAACCCTAAAGCCGGAGGTATTTTAGGATTTGGTGCTACTGAACAAACAAATATTCAACTTTTAATAAGTTCTATAGCAAACTCCTTTAAATTAGGCTTTGGTGTTATTAATGTAGGTGCAGGTGCAGGTGCAATGGCAATTGTAGGAAAATCTTTAAGTAAATTAGCAGTAGGACTAAATGATTTTATGAAATATAAAATAAGTAAAACTATTGCAAAGAATATTGCTTCTATGGTTGATGCAGTCGCCGGTACTTTTGGTGAGATAGGAAAAGAATATGGAGGTGCTGGCTTTTTTGGTTTGGGCGCAGGACCATTATATGATGGTATTGAAGCAACGATGGGAATGGGTGATGCTTTAACTAGCATCGCAAAAGGTATGGCTGCTGTAGCAGAACTTAGATTTCCTACTTATGGAGACCCTAAAAACCCTGGTAAAATAACTGAATATATTACTTTAGATAAAGGTAAAATGAGAGACGTTTCAGCCAATGTTGCAGATATGGTTGATGCTCTTGCAAGTGCTTTTGGTGAAGTAGGAAAGAGATATCCTAATAAGCCTGCATCTGGTTTATGGGGCTTTTTTGGAGGAACAGAGAATCCTGTAAAAACAGGTCTATCTTCAGTTAGTGGTATGGGAAGTGCATTAGGAGGAATTGCACAGGGAATGCAAGATTTCTCAACTCTTAAATTTCATAAATATGATGACCCTACTAACCCTGAAAAAATAACAGCAACAATTGACTTAACCCAAGGAGACGTACTTAGTGAAGTTACTGCAAACATAGTTTCGATGATCGATTCTTTAGCAACAGGTTTTGCTCAAATAGGTATAAGATATCCAAAAGTAAAAAAGAAAGGTTGGTTCGGTATAACTTATTCTACTAATGGACCTGTTGGTGTAGGTATTGAACAATCTTCAGGTATGGGTGCTATTGTAGCGGCAATAGGTCAGGGAATGAGAGATTTTTCAGAAATGAAATTTCCGGTATATGATGGAACTAAAGTAGTAGAATACATTGATTTGACAAAAGGAAATGCCCTTAAAAAAGTTACAAGCAATATTACTGAAATGGTTCTATCTTTAGCTGGAGGTTTTGCTGAAGTTGCAAGAAGGTTCCCTAGAAAAAAATACAAAACTTGGTGGGGAGCTACCAGATATGCACCGGACGGTACAGTAGGTGAAGGGGTAAAACAGGCATCAGGTATGGGTGGTGTAATATCAGAATTAGGTTCTGGTTTAAAAGACTTTTCTACACTTAAATTTCCAATTTACAAAGGTACTAAAGTAGTAGGATATACCACTCTTACTAGTCAGACTATGGGTAAGACGACTGACAATATCGTATATATGATAGAATCTCTCATGAATGGTTTTGCTAAGATAGGAGATAAATACGGTTCTTGGCCAGGTACTAGAAGTTCAGTACAACAAGGTGTACAAGCTGCGCAGGGCGCAGGATTTGAAGTTGCAATGTTGGCTATAGGTTTAAAGTCAATGGCTATGTTAAGATTCCCAATTTATAAAGGTAAGAGAATTGTAGGTTATGAATCTCTTACGGGAGATGGTATAGAAAAAGTAGCAAGAAATATTTATATGATGATATCCTCTCCTTTAGATGCTTTCGGTAGGATTGGTAAAAAATATGGTGGAGAAGTCGTTAGTTTTATGGGAGTTAGAAGCGGAGATGGAGGAGACGTAGGTAAAGGTATTCTAGCCGCAAAAGAATTACCTAAAGGATTAGGAACAGTAATGGGTTCTATTTTGGGAGTAGTAAGTCATAAAAACTTTAAAGAAGTTGTAAAAGCAACACCTATAGTTTCTAAAATGGTTACTATGATAGGAGAATCATTTGAACCACTTGCTAAAGCAGGCCCTGATGGCATTATGGCTTCTGCAAATGCAGTTAAATATTATTTTGAGCAGTTTGCAACTATAGAAACTCCAATCAAAAATTGGTTAAAGTTATCAGATAATTATAGAACTATGCAACTAACAAATAGATATTTTGCAGGTATCGCTCGCTCAACTAAAGAAATTGGAGAAACTCCAGTATTTGGTGCAATGATGCTTTCTAGATTAACTAAAACCCTACAAGATAGAAAATTAATGAAAACTGCCTTAGCAATGACACATATTGCAAATGCTTATAAAAAAATACAGGTATCTTCTACTGAAATGGAAATTGAGGCTTTAGAAAAGTCAACAGAGATGTTTAAAGCACTTTCTTATCTTACTGAACAGGGAGGTGAAACTGCAATAGAGGCATTAGGAGATAATTTAATTGAAGCTGTAAAAGAATTAGCATCAATGATAGCTAATTTTGAACAGACTGTTGGTGACGCTAAAGACCAGAATGCTGATGTTGCTGAAAAAATGGAAAATACAGGAAGCATATTTGATAGAGTAGCAGCAGTATTTTCAGATAATCCTGCAACACCAATAGGTCAGCCAACTCCTTCAGCTGATCCTTCACCATCTTCATCTTCTGGAGATATGCAAGAGTTAATAGATATATTGACTAGTGGTGACGCAATAGTTCAAGTACAAAAGACTTTTGATTAAACTTTTTAATTTTATCTTATATAAAAATAAAATAAAATAAAAATTATGCCAAAATTATCAGAAACTGTAAAATATAATTCAAGTACCATAAAATCTTCTCACTATAATTTTAAAGATAAAAATTTAGAAGTAATGTTTAAATCCGGTTCTGTATATGAATATAAGAGCGTTCCGATTATAAACTATACTTTTTTTAGAGATGGTGTTTCAACTGGAAAATCTTTTAACGAATATATCAAAGATTTTGATTTTACTAAAATTTTTGAAGAAGCAAAAGTTGATTAATATATACTTAAAATAAATACAAACAATGGCAAAATCAATATCATCTAAAGAAAAGGTACAAAAAACAAAAAGACCAGGAGTTCATTCTAAAAACAACACATCTAGGTCTAAAGAATCCAAAAACTATAAAAAGAAGTACAGAGGACAGGGCAAATAACCCGGTTACATGGACTTACCTACTAAAATGGTCACATTAATAGCAGTTCTTGCATTTTTCATGATAGGCTTTGCCTTAAACCACATTGACAAAAAGTGGCCAAATAAATAAAACTTTTTTAAAAAAAAGTCACTCCAGATTTTTTTATGTCGTTTATTATTGTTATATTTATACTATAATTAATTAATCAAAACAATGACAAAAATGACAAAAGTTAAAGTAGGAGACAAAGTTAGAAGTTTCGACTTCGATAGTCACGAAGTAAAAGGAAAAGATGCTTGTTACGTTGAAGGCGTAGTAGAAAGCATAGAAGGTCACCCGATGAGCGGTGACGGAGAATACGCTAAATTCAAAATCACTCTTAAAATCTTCGGTGGAGAAGAGAGAACAGAAGCTGTTGGAGAATATAACTGGGTTCCTCAAAATGGCCAAGAAACTTGGCTCGGAAAATTAACTAATCACTTAACAATAATAGCATAATATGTCAAACTCAAAGAAAAAATCATTTCCAGTATTTACAATAATATTTCTAATATTTTTAACTTTAAAGCTTGCTGAAATTGGACAAGTAGCAGCTTGGTCATGGTGGTGGGTAACCGCACCTTTATGGCTACCTCTTATAGTAGGATTATTCGTAATAGGATTAACAATCACAGTAGGTGTAATTATAGCCTACATAAATAGTAAATTATAAACCCTTAAAAACCAAAAATTATGCCATGTTCAGATGCAGGAGCCTACGATTACTTAAACGACCACAGGACTCAAAGACAGTTAAATGAAAACGAAGCTCTTAGAAAAGAAGTTTTAAGACTTGAAAAACGATTAGAAGAATCTAAAACTGAAAAAGAATTAAAGCTTGAAGCAGAACTTCAAACTGCAAAAATAGCAGCTAAAGATTTCGCACAAAGATTAAATAAGACAACAGAGCTTTTATGTAATGCAACCTTTATATTATTCGAAGAAGGATATTTGCACAGAAATTCAAAACTTCAAGAGTGGTTTAACAATCATACCGAAGAAGACGCTAAAAGAATGAAAACCGATTTAGATAAAATAATGAAACGTAAAAACGGTACTATTCAAAGCCTTATTAAATGGTACGAAACCCTAGATGCAAAAGAGCAATGGGTATTTGAAACTCATAAAAATTTCAAAGGATATAAATTAAACTAAAATGGAAATAACATTAAACAGAAAACACACAATAGACCAGATAGAATGGGTAACAACTGAATTCGAATGGCCTGAAGTAATGAGAAAAGAATGGGTTTCTTTTTTAAGAAGTAAAAAAGTTCATGAATTAAAAGATTTAAAAAGTTTACCTATGGAAGAATTAAACGAAATATACGGAGAAGCATATTCTCTATTAACATAAAAACAAAATAAAAATGAAAAATATTTTAGAATACAAATTAAGTAGAATGGTACAACTGGTCGCTTTATTTAGTCTTCCAATAATTATATACGGCGAATGGATCGAACCTTACAGCCTTGAAAACAACATTTGGATAGGAATTAATGGAGCAGTATGGTTACACTTTTTAGACCGAGCACGAAATGGTCTACCATCTAAAAAAGTTTAAAAATAA